TCTTTGGCACTTAATCTCCAGTTTTCAATTTCTTCTATGTCTTGATTAAAATTATCAAATTTAAAACCAACTTTTTGTAAGTATTCTTGATAACCCATCATTAGATCTACTACATCTTGCTTGTCCCTTAATAGCGTCCCGTAAGGCATTTCATTTAGAGTTTTATCAAAGTTTGTAGAAATTTGTGCTGTTGCTCCGCCTTCTTGTGGTAGTTCAGCTAACTTCTGAAAATTATCCTGGTTAAAGCCTTCTCCTGAAGTGTGACTTATTTTTACTCTATAATAAGAGTCTGATAATTCAACTATTTGTCCAGCTTCGTATGTTTTACCTGAAGTCCATGTTAGGAAGTTTTCGCTTATGCCTCCAACGTTTATAACTTGATCACTGTTTTTACGTCTTACAGGATAATACTTAAACACAGGATTATCTTTATCATAACCTTTTACTACATAACCAGAAGGCGTAATTTCAATAATTATTCCGCTATATGCAAAAACATCTACAGGAATACTTTTAGTTAAATGTATAGAATAGTTTTCGTCTGGTACAAAAACATTACCTTCATTTGTAGGTGTCCTTGAATCTAATATTAATCTAAACTTTTCTTTCTGTGTAAATCCTGCTAGTTTACAACCTAATTTGTTTTGTACGGCTACAATATTATTTTTAAAGTCTCTAAAACGTAAAGTATCATTACCTGCAAGGTATCCTTGAATATAATTGACTATTCCTGCTGTATAAACTCTTTGTGAATCTGTTGCACTATTAGGAAATATAAGTTGATTTAATTCAATTCTTTTGCTAGTATCTTTGTATACTAATTGACCAGCTGTATTACGGACTATTCTACTTCTATCAAATGCTAAACCAAAAAACTGTGCAGGTTGGTTTAGTGCCCAAGATATCATTAAACTGAATGGGAAGTGTGAGCTTCTTCTCCAAGCAGTTTCTACAGGTCCTTCGTCTCCAAAAGCAAAGTCGTTAGTATATGTCGTAGGAATATTACCTCTAGTATATCCTGTTTCATTTGGTGGTAACAAGTTACCATTTTCGTCTACAGGAATATATTTTAAAATATCTTCATTTTTAAATTTATTTCTATACGTTACTTTAGAGCCTTCATCTCCTCTAACAATACCTTTACTTAAATCTTCCCAAAGTAACAAGTTATTACTTGTATATGGAGCAGGTCCATATTCAGTGTCAAACCATGTAGGCTTTTCTTTGAACCCTAGTATTTCCCAAGGATGACTATGAGGTCTATCTGTGTTATAAAAATCTTTATAAATTGATCTCCAAAAACCTGTCAAAGGTTGATTATATGGATCACTTGCTGATCCATAGTTATATGTAAATCCGTCTCCGGGTCTATAATAATTATTTGCTACATAATCAGGAACACCTACAGTTTCTAACCAGCTATTAAATTCTGCGATCATTGTTTTAGAAATTTGTCTTCTTGTAAAACTAGTATTCCTACTTTTACTGTTGACGTAGTCTGCAATGTCTAAAACGTTTTCGTCATATTGTAATTTAATATTATTGTAAATTCTTTTTTCAATATCTAATAATAAATTATCTCTAAAATCTCCAAAACATCTCCATAAACTTCCGTCGTGACCTTGTAACATCGGTCTTGAGTTTGGATATTCTTCTATTAGCTGTGTATCATTTGTAGCATGATTCATTCCACCACTGCCGCTAGGCATATAAAACTTTTCATTAGAGCCTGCAAAAACATGAGTATGTGCAGTTCCGTTCCCGCCGCTTCTTAAATCTTCTTGTTGTGCAGAAACTTCATCTGTGAACAACGGATAAAACCAACCTAGTTTCCCTTTGTAACTTTTATTAGTTGTAACATCTCTACCGTAAATTTTCCAAGGGCCAGTTGTATCTGTTGGAGTGTCTAAATATGTGTCGTCTAAAAATATCTCTGGAGTGAACTTTGGATATAAACCAAGTTTAGTTGGTGTAGGAGGTATCCAACAACCATCTGTAGTTATGTATTCGTAAACATCTAAAATATCACCTGCTGTTGGTGGATTTAACAAAGTTAAAAATCCGTCTGTGCTTACAGTATAATCTTTATCTAAAATTAATTGTTTTTCATTTAAGTATACTAAAACAGCCTTATCTGATAACGCTGTAAAATCAATTCCTCTAATAAGACTAAAAATTGTCTGTGATGAATCTTCAATATTATGTGTAACTTTAGTATCTCCACCATGTGGTAACATATCACTAAAGTAAAACGGATCAGTATTATTTTTATTTTTGTTTAATTCAAATAAAACTTTATCAACATGTATTTTATCAACGCCTTCGAATCCTAGTTCATTTGCTAATCTTAGAAACTCTTTTTTAAATTTAATATATTCAAAACCGGAATATTTTAAAGCCTCAATAGCGTCATAATCTTTATCTGTCAAATTAAACAATGCAAGATTGATAGGTCCACTGTGTTGTACAAATTTTAAACCATACTGTGATGCATTTCCGATGTCTCTTAGATTACTTACACCTGGGAATGTTCCTACAAATCCGTTTACATTATCAACTATACTATCAACATGATCCAAAACTTCACCTAATGTAAATGTTGTTACATTTTCATTTTGTGGATTTTTTTCAAAATTTATTGGAAATTCATAAAATCCTATGCCGTTTCTTTTAGGAGCACTTGACGTTGTTTTTAAAACTAATTTATCATCTGCATTTAATTCAGTGTCAAATGTTACATAAGCATAACCGTTTACTCTATTAATTGTATAGTCAACGCCGTCACGCTTACGATTACTGTTTACATAAACTTTAACAACTAAGTCATTTAAATCTCCGCTGTTTGTATATACATCAACAATAAAATTGTTTGTTCTTTGACCAACAGTAATTTGTTTAACTACAGGTTGTATAGATTTATTTGGTGCTTTCGTCCAGCCCGAAACATTTGTAAAGTTTGTTCTGTCAGTATATTTTCTTAATAATGCTGTATCTGTACTAACATTTAATACATCAGTAAGTTCATCGTACTGGTATGTATCTAACAACAAGTTAAAATCAAATACAATGTCACCACTATTTTCAATAGTTCTGTAACTTAAAGGAAAGCCTAATTCTGTGTCGTTATTTCCTGTACCAACTTTATAACTAAAAATTTTATTTCCTGCAAAAGTGCTTGATTCTAATGTAGATAATTGTGCACCTGAATCATTATACAAATCAAATAATGGTTGTTGATTTACTTTGGTTTTATCCTGTGTTTGTCTCCAAGTAGTACCATTATAATAGAAAAGTTTACCTTTGAACTTTGTACCTGATTTAATTAAAACTGTTTCATCTGTTTGTGGTACAGAATCAGTAGTTTCTTTTAGGGCTAATTGTTGACTTCCGTTTTGACTTATAAAGTTTACTTCATAAATTTTTCCTGCTACAAAACTATCTGGATCTGCTGTGAATAAAACACGCATTCCAGACACTAACTCTACTCCGTCTACAAAGTAACCAACTTGTCCTTCTATATCAGAAAATACATCTTTGGTTACAGTATCAACTAGGTCAACTGCTGTTTTTGATTGTGTTCCAAAATTGTAAAGTTTTAAACCAGCATCAAATTCTATAATAGGTCTAGTAGCTCTATAGTTTTGATCTAAAACAACCGGAACATTATTAATCTTTGCAATATTTTCTATAACACTTTTATGTGTCCATTTATTATAACGTGACCATTGGTTACCGTCTTTGGATGCTCTGTTAATAACAATGTAGTCTTTTAAAATTGCATAAGAAGTTGCATCGTCAAAAGGTAATGAACTAAATCCTTGTCCGTCAAACTCTGTAGAAACATCTGTCAAATAATCAGCAGTAATAACAAGATCAGATTCTGATATTAATTTTATTGATTCTCCAACCCCTTCTACATACCAATTGCCTTCGCCATATTTTTCTGGTGTAATTTTTCCGTAAAATTTTACTTTCATACCGTTAGTTAATTCATAACCATTTTGCATAGTATATGTTTTTTTACCAACAATATCAGTTCCTACATTGAGCTCTGAAGCATCTCTAATATCTTTTATAATAATAAGTCCGCTTGCTTCTAGGTCATTACCGTTTGTGTAATATAAAATATCAGGAGATTCTAAATCTATTTGCCAAGTAATTGTGCCTTGTTCTACTTTTTGTTGACTAACTCCTGTATTGTATAAGTTTGCATCAGAGTCAATATCAGTACTTGTTCTAATACTGAAAGGCATATCTACTGCATCAATATCAAAGTTGTATGTTTGTCCTCTGTATAAAGTTAAGGTAGGATTGCTTACTTTGTTTTCTTCACTAAAAATATAACTGTTATTATCAACATTATCTTGACGCTTGACTGCAAAAGTACTAACGATGTTTGTAGCTGTTCCGTAGACTGGTATTTCATTAGGACCAGAAGGTAACCAATAGTATTCTCTAAAATTTACAAACTTATCCCAATTAATATGTGGATCCCATGCATAATATTCTTGTGAACTATATTTGCTATGGTCTATGTTATCTGCATTTCTTATTTTAGATGCATTTATATAATCTCTATAATCTCTGTAGAAAGTTACATTACCTAAGTTATTTGTTATAGTTGCAACAGGTTCTAATTGATAATTTTCTCTATCAGGTGAAACATCTGCGATATAATTATCTGATGCTTTGAATGCTTTTGCATCTCTACGCCCTATAAATCCATCTACTTTTTCAATGACGCCTGGTTGCATCAATTGATCAAGAGTACTTGTTAGAAACTTTTTGTTGGCTGTAGTTCTAAAGTACCTGGGTAATAAATCAGCTGATTTTCTTTTTTCGTTTCCGCCTACTGGAATTGGACTTTCATCTTGTGCCATTAGTATCCATAGCCTCCGCCGCCGCCGGAACTACCTCCTCCACCGCTAGATCCTCCTCCACCGGAAGACCCACCGCCACCGCTTGACGATCCACCGCCACCGCTTGACGATCCACCGCCACCTGAATATTGGCCGCCTCCTGAGCTACTGCCTGAACTGCTTGTAGTTGTTGCAGTAGTAGTGGTAGTTGTTGTGGTTCCTGTGCTTGTTGTAGTAGTTGTGCCTGCTGTGCTTAAGGCTTGACTCTTAATACCTGTATTTGTTGTACCAGTTGCTGTTACAACCTTGCCCGAAGCTTGTATTCTTGAAGCTGTAACACTATCAATAATTTCCACATCATCAACTGTTGCGTCATTAATGAAGATTTCGTTGTTTTCTGATTTTACTTCGTACAAACTACCAAAGCCTTGAGTGGCTTGTTTAGGTACTAGTAAGATATTAACAACATCTGGTGCTACTTCGTTCATTACATAAGTTGCTAGTTCTGTAAAATGGAATGTTTCGCCAAAGTCCCAGTTTTGTAATGAAAAGAATCTATTTACAGCATTAATAACATTTGTTTTAAGTTCGTTATTATTAACTACTTCTCCGCCATTTTTAACAATTTTAATAGTTGCTTGTAAATTATCTTGTGCATGTATTCCAAACAAAGGTTTATATAAAACAGGATGATATATAACTTCATCACTTATTGATTTATATAAAGCAATCTTTGTTCCATAATTTTGAAATAATTCATCAGTGCTTGGTGGTAATGGCATAGTGTTAGTTTCGCCTCTAATGTATTTTCTAAAATTTGTATCATAAGACTTTGTAAGAAGATAGATATCTATTATGTTACTTGCACTAGGATCTATTCTGTTACCTTCGTCTGCACTGTGTACATACTGAAATTTAAGATCTGATCTACCAACATATGCTTTATAATCAGCAGTAACACTTAGCACACTATTGTTTAAAATTTTGAAGTTATCATTATCGATGATATAAAAAACTTTACCGTCAGTGTATTGGCTGTAAGCACCAATTTCTGTTTCCGTAGAAACAATTTTTATTGTGCTACCCTGGCTATAATAATTAAATTTACTAAATCCTTGATCTGAAGATTCTTTCTTTAAAAATATATATTTTGCTGTACTATTTGTTAATGGATCAACAACATTATCAAAAATATCTGGATCATCAACGCTTCCGTCTTCGTTATTATCAAAGAAACTTACTTCAACTTTTTTACTGTTTACATATCCATCTGCATTTCTAAATTCTTTTACAATTTCCCAATTTACATCATTATTAAATGCTTCTAACGAATCTGGTTTGGTGTTAAAATTCATTATTGCAACTTTGTCTTTTACAAGTTGCCCAGTCTGTGAATCATAAATTTTATTTTGTCCATCAAAATAAAAACTTAATTCTTTATCGCTTTCAAAGATATAACGAAGTCCTCTATTTGTTACTGTATATTTTTCTCCATTTGTTTGAAATAAAATAAGCCAACTAGAGTCTAACTGGTTGTTAGTAACATCACCAGTTTTACCATTACTAAACACATCAACAGTATTAAGGTTCTCGTTTATAATTACTCTCCAAGCTCTTGTTACTTGATCATATCTTAAAGCAAATGTTTTATATGCAAAAACTTGATCAATAATTTGTGATCTTACATCTGCAGAAATATCTTTTACAATTTTAGGTTTCACTTCTTCTAGAACACTATTTGAAGGAAGTATTTCGTTAAACACAATAGGACCTTGTCCAGTTACACTGTCTACACTTGTTCCTGCACCGTCTACACTAATTACTTTTACCCATTTATAATCACTTGCACCTTTAGCTTTGCTGTCACTAGTCAGTTCGCCTTCACCTATAAAGTAAAATCCTGCTGGAGATTTAAATTTAAGCAATGCACCTGCTTCTAAATATTTTAATGAACCGCCTGTAAATGTACCTACTTGATAAGGGATGTCACTTATATTGTTCAACAGTCCTGAAGAGCTATTTGTAGTTTTGCTAGATTGTTTCCATCTAGCATTAAGATCACTTACAATAATTTTAGCATAATTACCAAAGTAAAAATTACTTATTGCTCTACTTTGTATTATTGGTAATACTGTATTTTCTATTGCACCTTCAATATCAGTTTGAGTTGAAAAACTAAATGATGTTTTGCTTTCATAAGGTTCTCTGTATAACACACCGTCTGAACCATATAAATTTGTGCTTGAATATTTTCCAGTAGCATCTTTCAAATCAAAATATCTACTTATACCACTTGTTGTTCTATTTGTTGATTTTACTTTTATAATTTCTTGGTTACTAGTCAACGGAACAATATTATAATCCTCACCAGTAATCATTCTGTTTTGTGTGTAATATGTTTGAGGAGCGTTTGTTCTTATATTAGCTGTTGACTCACTTGTAGTTGCATTTGTAACAGGAGTCTTTAATTCAACACCTATGGTCAAAGTTTCTGTCGTGCCTGCTTTACTTGTATATGGTAATGTAAATGTTATGCCAGTAAGTTCATTTGGATTTATTGACATAATTCTGTTAGCACTTGTTCTGTAATAAACTCTAAATGTTCCTGCTGGTAGATTACCAAAAGTTCCGTCTGCAAATACTAAACTTATTTCGTCGTTTGCTCTTGTTTGTACAACGTAAAAATCTCTTATTCTTTTGTTAAGGCTGTTATAAATTGCATTGTTGCCTTCTAATGAACTTACTTTGGTCCAAATTCTATCTGCAACCCCATTCTGGTCTAAAGAATATAACCATACGTCTGAATCGTTTATGTTTTGTGCTTCTACAGCAATTTTTTGATTTGAGCTAGGACTGTTTACGTTGAATACATTAGATTTTAATTGACCTTGTCTAAAATGTAAAAAGTATCCTGTGTTAGAACTTCCTGAACCTCTACCATCTTCTCTATATAAAAATGCTAAACTTGTTCCTGGTACTGGATTTTCTTCTTGTATAACATTAAACTCTTCATCAATTCCTGTAGATACCATTTCAAATTGTGTAGGTAATCCGTTCACTGACTTTGTAAAGCCAAATACAGGAACATCTGTACCACCACTGTTAAATCTATACTGCTGTGTAAGTACACCGTTTATAATTTTTGATTTAGCAGGTTTGCCTACAGTTCCGTTTTGAGGTAATGATGCATTAAGCACACGTCTAAATTGTTCTGCCCAATTAGCATTACTAGGATCGTTCCAAATAATAGTTTGTCCTGTAAGGTTGTTTCCATTACTGTCTACTATAGACTCAGTAGTGCTTACACTTTCAAATTTAATAAGTCCGTTTGCCGCTTGGTTACGTCTAGGATTATATGATAGCATACGTGCTAGACGTAGCACTGACTCTCTTCGTTCAGCTAATTCTAAGAAATTTTCTCTTGCATTTAGGTCAACTCTATAACTTATGTTTTGCCCTAAAAAGGCAATCATATCAATTAGTGCAAGATATTCTGATGTATCAACATAATCATTGAAGTCTTCTGGGTAGTTGTTTCTTAGATAGGTAATCATAGCCCGTCTAAGTGTGTCAAAGTCATAACTACGGAACTCAGCGTTACGATAACTTTGGTATACTTTTTGCCAATCTTCTGCTAAAAGCAGTCTATTTTGTCTGTCTGTTGATGACATCGATTATCCTTCTTTAAATGCTACAGTATTTATTACAAATGATAATACTAGTAGTTAATTCTATCACGACAACCCAATGTTTTTATCAAACTGCATTTTCAAATTTTCGCTTATATTATAGTCCAAATACGTAAGTGTACATTCAATCTGTAATCCGCTTTCATATTCAGAAACTTGAACGCTAGATGCACGAGTTCTAGGATCAAAATTTACAATATTAGTAACATTAGTTGTAATAGCTTCTTTGAGTCTTGTTGTAAGTGGTTCGTATAAGGCATCCCAAATTATACAACCAAATGTAGGGTCAGATAACTTTTCTCCCTGACGTATATTAAGATGATTTAATAAATTTTGCTTAATCAAAGCAATATCAAACTGTTGAAAAGAATTGTTTTCAGGATTTACTGTGCTGAATCCCCTATATGCTTTTTGCTTGATAGGAGGCTTTTTCTCTTTTCTAGGAGTTACTTTAATTGTTTTGTATAAGTCTGCCATATTAATATTTACCTTTCATTAAGGACCGGCGAAAACTGTTTCGCTTCCTGTTGAAACGCTTGTACAATCTGTAATAGCATCTCCGACACGGCCGCAACCCTTACCATTTATAAAAACTTCTGTACTTCCTGTTGTAATAGGCTGTGCATGTGTACCACACGGTGCTGGTGGAACATCGTGAGTCGTGTTTTTATCGTCTTGTCGAGATACTCCTGTTCCATTCACAAATACATCACTACTACACTCATCTCTAAAAGGAGTAGAGCAATGTGATACATCTTCGTCAACGCTATCACCTCTACATACTGCTGGCACGTTCAATCTCCATTAATCTTTGTAATTTTGTATTCCATTGTTCAATTTCTTCGTGTTGTTCTTCTGTGTGAGGACCTTCAGGAACATGAGGTCTAAATTTAATAACATGATCAAACTTATTAGGTATATCTTCATAGTTATTAAATGTTTGAAGTTTTCCATCTATCATTATAACAAATTCATGCATTACTGTACCTTTGTCACTCCATTGCCGTTATCAATAGCTTGTGGTGGTGTTACATCAGCTAATGGTGTTAGATCACCATTTTTAATTTGTTGCCAAAAACCTCTACCGGACTTAGTTCTTTCTATTGTTTTACTACCGCTTGGATCTGCGTATCCTATAGCATTTCTAAATTGTTTTCCTAAAGATGTAAAGTTAGTATCAGTCCAAGTTATAAAACCTGCCTTAGGCCCTTTGGTCAAATAAGCTACTGCGAGTTTACAAGCAATTTTTGGATCATTTGCTAGTTCTGGATTTTTGTAAATATCTACTCCAGCAAATCCGCCGTACAATTTGTAATTGTCTGTGCCGGTTAATTGGATTAGTCCACGTCCTCTATATCTCCAGCCGTCACCTGTTTCTGGTCCGCCATTACCCATTCTGCTACCATACACAACACTTCCTATTTCTACAGGCTTTCTATGCAACTGTTCTGATAATGCACGGCCGCCAGGCTTTCTAAACATTTTAAATGTAGCTCTTAAACCTTTTGCACTGTAATTTAAATTCTCGCTTCGAGGTTCAAAACGACTTTCAGCTTGTATTTGTGCTACAGCCATACCTAAGGCTTCACCTGCTCCACCTTCTGCTCCGCTTTTTAATGCTTCAACAGGATCAAGTCCTAGTCCTTTTATAAGTTCGCTTAAGAAAAATCTTTTAGACTCTGTTCTTGATATTGGCTCTGCTGGCTGTGTTCCAACTTTTCCATCATCGTTGCTTTTGAATACTTTGTCTATATCAACAACTTTTGGATCTGAGTCTCCTGCTCTAAACACACCAGAGGTGCTGTTACGTTCAGGCATATCTGATTCTTTTTCCAATGTTGGTGATGATTGTCTTAAGGAAGGAGATGATTGAATAATACTTTCTGTAACTCCCGGAGTATGTCCTGATGGATTATAATTTTCGTGTCCAGCCCAAGGTTCGTGTAACGGAACACGTCTTGGAGTGGCCGCTTCTGCGGCTTCGCCTGCTCTTGTTGCGTCTGCTGTAACTCTTAATGGGTTTCCGTCAGCATCATTAATAATTTGATTGTCTTTATCACGTACTTCATCTGCATCGTCAAGAGAATTACCTGTTGCTGGTTTAGTAAACGTATCGCCTATTACGTCTGCTGTATCTGCAGATGTTGCTGGTATTGTACTATTCATATGAATATGGTTACCTGCTGTTTCAAGATGATTGATTCCTGATTTTATTTCTGTGTTTCCAGTGCTGGCATCAAATTTGTTGTTAAGAAAACTTTTAATTTGTGTGCTTTGATAACTGGTCAATTTGTTTTCGCCAAGTGTATTCAAGTTATATGCACCATTTATTGTTTGTCTATAATCACCTACTACTTTACTGTGGAAGTTTGCGTTTATAGCAATATGTCCATCTTTACTAACTTGTAAATTATAATCTCCGGATATCGTTGATCTTTGTGTTCCAGCAATTTGCACATCTTCGTCCTCGCCGATTGCTTTTTGTCTAGCGCCACTTACTCTTAGATCTTGGTTAACTCCAACATTTTTAGTATCATTGTTTGATATAATAACGTCATTGTTGTTACCCACTTGTACTTTTTTATCTCTACCTGTCGTTAAGTTAAAGTCTCTTCCTGATCTTATGTTTATATCTCTGTCTGCTGTAATATTGAGATCTGTTTCAGTTCTTATATTAATACTATCACTAGCATATACATCTATTTTGCCGTTACCTGTAAGTTCAATCCAAGCACTACCTTGTGCGTTACCTATATAAATTAAATCTTCAGTATTGTGTAATAATATCTGATGACCTGTTCTAGTTTTAAGTTTGATATGTTCATTAAATGGTAGTGTTACATCTGCCTTAGAAACATTTCTCGGAGTAGTTTCAATGTCATAATATACTGCACCTACTTGAGTAGCTGGTGCTTCTCTTAACAATGTAGGATCTCCGTCATCCATAGTAAATGCTGAGCCACCTAGTCTGCTTCTGTATATGTCTTTTTCTTGACCAAATTCTCCATATTTTCCTTTTGGTTTTCCTGCACGTTTATCTAAAGGTCCTGGTGTATTCCAACCATACACTGTGTTAGGTATATCTCGTCTAGATGATGTAGATGTTAGTCCTCTCACAATATCTTCTTGTAATCCTTGTGTTGCTAATACTCTAGACATCATAGGATTATGTGGACGTGGAAATCTATCTGGATTATTACTTTTTTTCGAATCTCTTAATTTTTTATTGAACTCACCTACAGGCAAAGGCAGATTTTTTAAATCATCTGGCAAAGTATTTTGTATTATATTGTCTCCTTTGTCAGAGGGGTATCCGCCAGGAACCATAAAGTTCATGTATTCGTCTTGTATACAACCTATCCAATAGCCTTGGTTTGGTAATCCTTCTGCAAATATAACAAGTACCTTTGTACCCGGATCAGGTGGCACTGCCCAAAAACCATAACTCTGTTGACTTGAATAGTAATCATTATTTTTTTGATTACTTTCTACATTGGTTACTCCATAAAAAGGCATACAATATCTTACAGTAAATAATTGTCCGTCAGCTTTGTTATCATTTCCTGATATTGCATCAGTAAGTAATTGAACTTTTAATGCTCCTTGCCTTTTGGTATCTAAATGACTTATTACTTTTGCAATATACGGACCTGGCGACATACGTCCACCGCCAGCACCTGCTGACCGTTTTGTTTGTCCACCTGCTTTTAATTGTTTATCGTCCATTTACTTTCCTATTCCGTATGGTACCCAAAGTCCTCTTTCATCTACGTAACCTGTACTTGTAGCAGTTGAGCTACTAGATTTTGAGCTCGACGAGCTTGATGAACTTCCTGTTGTTGCAGTGCCGCCTGGATTTCCTCCGTCCCTGACTGATTCAGATGGTGGCGGAGCTCCTTGGTTTGCTATTCGTAAAATTCTATCTTCGTACACTACTGGTTTAGATCCTTTATCTTCTGCGGCTTTAATATTTGCTTGAAGTTTTGCAAGGTATTCTGTATCTGATGCTTTTCCTCCTGTCAATCCGCTTAATTCATTTGTGTAAACTACGCCATCTTTTTTGGCAATCATATATCTATATTCATCGGAATCTTTACTGTACAATGCTTCAACTGCGGCCGCTTGTTTGACCCATTCTTTTGATGGCTCAAATTTCTTAGCAGTATTATCTTCACCCTCATCTTTTTTATCATAATTTGTGCGTTTTACTAATTGTAAATCTTGTGTAAACATATTGCCTTCAAACCTATTTGCAACACTAATAACTCTGTAGAGTCCGCTAAAATTACTAACTCCTATAATTCTTCCGTCCATGAGATAATTGCCTGCGGCTGGATTTACATCTATAGGTGTTGTAAATTGTAACATAATGTCTACATCACTCGTCTGATGATCAATTGAACCGTCTGCATTTATATTAATGTATGATGTTCGTTCAGCATTATAATTACCTGTGCCACTATCCGCAATATAATAAGGATCGCCTAATATTTTTAAATTTAAACTTATCATATCAGCTTCACTGTTAACTATTGCATCATTAAAAGATCTTGCTACTTGTATTCTTGCGTTCTCAGCTATTGCTCCTGCAGACAAAGGTGTAACATCACTACTAAGCTGTGTTGCTAATGTTTTTGCATCAGCCAACATAGTTGTATCTGTTCCTTTATTGCCTCCTACTCCTACTTCAAAATTAGGATCACTATCTCCTCTTTCTGAAGCACTATTACTTGCTTTATTGTTACCTCTATCAGGAGTAATAGATGCATAAAAAGTATTGTCTAATCTTATTTCAAAGTCAAGTATATCTTTGTTTAAACCTGTGTACATATAATTGTATGCTTTAGGTGCTTGTTTGATTAATTCGTTATAACCTTTAGGTGCTTCATTAGGAAGCTGAAACTCTGAAATATGGGCTTTACGCGGATGAACGTTGTAAACATATATTCTTGGCATCCTGCCAATTTTCTTTTCTGCTTCTTCATCTTGTACAATAAATAGTTCTGCATTTATAGCAAACCAATTTAAATTTCCAAACTCATCTGGTTCTTGTGATAATAATGATTGACCGTATGAACTTATTAATACTAGTTCTTCAATTATTCTTTGTATCTTTGTTCCTGCTCTAAATTGTATAGTCCGTTTATTTGGATCAATTCCTGTAGATCCTCTTTGAAAATTATTCGATGTTTCATTGTAGACGAAACTTGTTTGAGCAAAAGGACTATCCCCGCCACCTAATGGTTCTTCAGGATCTACTTTAGACATACCAATAGGATTAACTCCTGAAAGGCCACCTGGATTTCCTCCGTCCCTGATTGATTCTTTATTTGAAATAACTTTCTTAATTGCTTCACTTAAATTACTACGCTTTACACTGTAACCTAGTCTGCCATCAATAAATTCTTTCTTTGAATGTTCATCTCCCATGTATACATTTCGATTTGGTGGACCACCTGCATATACTCTAGTAAAAGTTGCATCCTTTTGTCCTACTGTAGATATTGCATCGTCATAGTTAATATCTTTTAGTGTCCAATCTCCTGTGGTTGCGGCTTGTTCACCTTTGCTGTCTGACTTGTATAATTCAGCTTTTTTAGCACTCGATAACTCGGTTGGAAAGGCAATAATATATTCATCTATTTCATGCTTAACTTTATCATTAGCTTGTGCTTTCAAATAATGTGTGTTAAGATGAGTAGCAACACTATCAAAACCGCTTTGACATATTTCCTCTAAAGTGTTTCCTGATACCGACAAATCAGTTGGTATTGATTGAGTAGTGTCATTAAACGCTTCATCATTAAATGCACTACATAAAAAGTTATATCTAGAACCTTCTGTGTCTACTTCAAAGTCTACTGTAACAATTTTTAATGGCAATAATTTTTGTGCAAAAGGTGCTGTCGGCTTCTGACTTTCCATGTCCTTCCAACCAACAAACATTATATGCAATAACCAAGGTGCTTCAGAATAATTTTTATATCCTGCATTCATAGCACATAATTGCATTGTTTGAAATAATTGACCCATACTATAAGGTTCTCTAATTTCAAACTTTATTTGAAAGAAATTTGTCTGTCTACTTTTTTTGTTTGGAGCAATATAAGTATCGATTTCTACATTATCAATAAAGTATTGTGTATCTACATTATAATCTTGCTCTGCTCCTGTTCTTGGTTTCTTATTTGATTTTAATCCTGCACCTGATCTAAAAACCATTTGTCCGCCTCTAATTCCGGTTTTCCTATAAGTTTCGTCAGGATAATTTAATTCTTGTGGACTAATACAACCAAATGAAAATATATTGTTGTAAGTTGCAAACTGTTCTAAAACATTTGCTAAAGGTAAAGGAGTATTTCCTCTTTCTCTTTTTGGTTCAATTGTTTGTACATAGTCTTCATTGTTTGCATCGCCTACTGTAGCTGTATCTTGTGTGTTGCTAGATCTAAAATAATTGTTTGTACCTTGTGTGCTACTTCCGGTAGGTATTCCTGTTATGTTTCCGCTACTATCTAAGTAAGAAGAAAAGAATGGAGGCACTTCTCCTTTTTCTGCGGCCGCTCCTTGTTCTTCGTAAAAATCAGCTAATCCGTTCATCCCAAAGGCACGCATAAACTTTTTGGCTTCTTCAGGATCTCCTTCATTTTTTGGTTTAGTTTGATTAAATTTACTTGCTACGTTTGACTTGCCGTTAGGATTTCTTGTTCCGTATTCTCCTGCACGTTCATTGTTAGTAAACCCATCTTTGCCAACCTGATTATTTTTATTAATAAGAGTTTGACCTGTAATTGGGTCTGTACGGAATGTTGCCATTAGGTTACTCTCCTAAGTGTTCTTTAACACGACTCGGATCCGGTAAGTAAATCTGTAATCCTGGAACTAAGTCGTAGACAGGATCTTCTATTACATCTAGATTTCTTTGAGCAAATATCCACCAAAGGTTTTTATCTCCGTACATATCGTATGCTAATAAATCTGGTCTGTGAGTGTACTGCGGTTCTACTGTATATAACGGATCTTCACTATACGCTGGCACAGGTCTGATAGCTAAAATACCTAATGTACCTTCTGTAGTAATTTTTGTTTTTGAATATGGACTGTAACTAGCCATTAAATATATCCTCTTCCAAGATCAGAACCATTAATGAAATTTCTGTAACTAAAGTTAGTTTGACTATCTCTACTGTAAATAGGTTGAACTGTAATTGAAAACTGTGATTCTGAAGGAGCCCAGCCAAATCTTTGTCCTGCCGTTGGACTACTTCCATAATCATCATATGCGGCAATCTGTCCAGGTGTAAATCCGCAAGCAATATAATCTACTTCGTTTGGTAAGTCAACTGTAAAGTTTTGAATAATAACAGGAACATTATTGAATACATAATCACCGTAGCCGTTAAGTTTTGCTATAGGCGGAGGTGCTCCTGAACTAACAGCACCATAATCCATCTTAGTCATAACTCTCAAATAATGTAAACATGCTGTCCAATATTGAGCTTCTAAACTATTTTGACAATAAAATTGTCCAA